CACTTCCTCCGCAACCTTATCCAGCCCGTGTTGCAAGAGACGGGGTGCATCATGGTATTCATTCACCATGAAGGTAAGCCCAAGCCCAAGGAAACCACGGATGAGCAGACAATCTCGGACATGGCATATAGCGGCCTAGGAAGTTCTGAATTAGTGAACTGGGCTAGAGCGATCATCAGCGTCCGCCGTGAGTCCAAGGAAAAGCCTATCTTCTCCTTTAACCTTACGAAGCGTGGCAAGTTGGCTGGGATGCGGACTGTGGATGGCAAGCCTACCTTGTCTATCAAGTTAAAGCACGCCGACCATAAGGTGCTATGGGAAGTCGCTCCCACTATGGAGGCTTTTGAGTTGCTGAAAGTAGGCCAGCAGTACGCTCACTTTTCAACCAAGCCTACCTTGAGCCGAAAGGCGTTGCTGGACGAACTGACGAGGGAGTTTAGCCTTCAACAAGACCAGGCTGAAGCGGTCATTAAGGCGATGGTTACGAACGGCATCATTAAGCCAAAGAAGATTGGTGCCGCCCTATTCTACGAGGGCACGAAGGCTTAACGCCTGCGGAACCGTAAAGCCACCGCTATGGCTACGCCTACGCACCCGACTGCCAAAGCCCAGCCTAGGTCACGGACTGTTTGAAGGGCAAGGGTGGCGGTGGTAAGTTGCTTCTCTAGAGTGGCATCGTCCGACTTCATCTGCTTGCCCCCGTCCACGATGATCAACGCCATCGCTTGGCTATTGCCGAAAACGGACAGCACATAGTCGCAAATCCAGGCGGCGGCAAAAGCGGTAATGCCTGCGATGACGGTCAGAATAACAACCGCCAAGAACAGGCTCTTTTCACTTTCGCTTGGCTGGACGCTTTTTGCCATTGGGATTTTGCTTGGTCACCTTGGACACCTCGGCCTCGCCACGGGCTTTGATATATTTGAGAACATAGTCTGCCACCTCTGGGGCGGCGTACCCGCAGGCACCGATGACGGCCATACGCAGAGAAGCGGAGGCAATATGTTCTTGGATGCCCCAGCCCACAAAGGCGGCTACGATGGCGGCTACGGACACACGGCGGATCACCCAGAAGATGGTGACAGGTTCTGGCCCCGTGTGTAGGAGCAGTCGGGCGGTCATAGCCAGCGACCCGAGGATGGATGCTACCGCCCCGTCCTTGATTTCCTTGGGGATGCTTTCTGGGTCAATCGGGGCGGGGGGACTCATTTGCGGGCGACCGAAAGTAGGAGGCAGATGTTAGCGGTCGAATAGCACAGCCACATAATTGCCAGCGGGTAATTCTTTGTGAATAAGTTGGCGATACCCGCAGATAAATAAGCCAAGGACGCAACGCCTGGTACGATGGTCGTGCAAAAAGTTTCGGCGGTCATCTGCTTATTTTAACGGGGGTCTTGTGTTTTCCTAGGAGGACTCTGCGAAAGTTCTGCGACCAGAGGGTGCGGGACATCTCTTTGCCTAGGCGGTCGATTTGAGACTCGGAAAGGTCGGGCAGGGAAAGGTGCAGTTGCTCGTGGCACAGAACCTCTAACTCACGCTTTGGCGACAGGCGTGGGTCTATTTCAATGGTGGGCCGTGAGGGATCGCAAGTAGCCTGTCCCCATGCTTTCTCTTTTCCTAACTTCCTCCAAACAACTTTAGTTTTTGGGGTCTTTGGGCGGGTCATAGGTTTTAGGGCGTTTGAACCACCAGACAAAAGACCAAATTACGATAGTGCTGATTATGGTAATGGCTACCCCTGGGACAAAATAGGGGGAGGCGAAAAGGTAAGGTAGCCCTGCGATGGAAGAACCCACCACAAATGCCCCACCAGCCCGTAGGTACTGTCCGAGGATGGCAAGACCAAGGGCGGCAAGGAAACAGGCTCCAGCGGCCACGGTGAAGGCGTTTCGGATGCCCTCGGTCTTGACCCTCTCCACCTCGGCGGTCAATTCGACCACTTGGGCGTTAGCGGCGTCCAAGGCGACCTTGTTCTTGGAGGCGTCCGCTTCGGCCTTGGCCCAGTTGGTTTCGATAGCGGCCAGCAGTTTTGCCCCAGCCTCCATCGCTCGCTTATACTCCTCGGGGTCGTTGCGGGTTACCCGATTGGAAATGTAGCCCAGATTGTGGGGATCGGGGGCTGGGAGGTAGGAGGCTACCACCGCCAGTTCCTTTTCGACCACGGCTGGTTTACCTAGGGCATTGGCGTTACGGGCAACCTGGACGCCAGCCGACACACGGGCATCAGCCTTGTCGATTTGCTCGCCGACCTTGGCAAACTCATCGACAGGGGGCGTAGCGGTTCCAGTACCATCGGTGCCCGTGGTGGAGCAACCAACTATAATAAGACCGACCGCTATTAAAGCCAGACGCATCTGGCTTTAATTACTTACCCTTGAGGGCATCCAAGATAGACTTACCTTTGCCTTCGGCGGCTTTGAGTTTATCGATATGCTTTCGGTACACAAGCAACCCAGCGGTAAAGCCGATGAGGAGTCCAATAATGAATAGGATAGCGTAGGACATATTAGGAAATGGGAACAACGGTGTAACCCTTGGCGGCGATGAGGGCGAGAAGGGCGGCTTTGGTTTCGGCAAAGACCACCGTCAAGCCTGTGGCGTTGTAGGTTTGGTTTGCCTTAACGCTGAACACGGTAGGGGTATTTTTGTTACCATCAAAAAGTAAGGCCGCAAAACCGTCCTTCTCATATCGTTTGGAGATAGGCATTAGTAAGTGTATGTTACGAGTGGAATGGTTGCATCACCAACGCCGTCAGAGATGAATATAGTAATCACATCACCAGATACAGGAGTAGTAACTAGAGTGCCAAATGCAGACATATAATTATAGGCACCAGTACCAGAACTGTCGTAGATACCGTTGATGTATAATTTAAAGGTTACACCAGAGGCGTTAAGTTTATTGTAAAACCAGCCACCGCCTGTGTTCATAAACCCATAGTACGCATACCATCCGCCACCGCTTTCATAGTAGCCAGCCGATGACGAGGTCATCGTTACGATGTCCAAGTAATTCATCGCCCCGTTCAATCCGTTAGCCCCAGCAGGGCCAGTCGCAATCGCCGTTGTCTGGACGGTCGAGTCGCTAAAGGTGATCCCAGTAGCGTCCACAGTAATGCCGCTAGTAAAGGACGGGGCAGAAAGGTTTGCCTTGAGGTCTAGTTCACCCTGCAAATCCGTTTGCAATGAAAGCGTGCCAGTTATTGGACCCCAAGCAACGCCACCACCACCACCGCTGACTACAGCCCAAGTTCCGTTGTATCGAGCGTATTGATTACTGTCGCTAGGGGCGTCAGAAATGAAGCCAGACGGGTTAGTCTGGAGGTAGTAGGTTGAAGCCGCCGTTGCCGAGGTAAGGTAGGTCGATGCCGCCGTAGCCGAGGTAAGGTAACCTTGACCCTTTACATAAGCGGTCGTGGCGATGCTTGTATCATTGTCCGTAAGCAAAGGCGTTACCGCCCTAGCATCGCCCGTAAAGGTCGGGCTGGCGATGTTCGCCTTTAGGTTGTTTGCCGTCGTGACGAAGGCCGTGGTAGCGAGGGCCGTGGTCGAGTCGCCAGCCGTCTGGGTCGTGCCGATTGTGCCAGTCGGAAGGGTCGGGGTACCCGTAAAGGTCGGGGAAGCAAGGGGAGCAAACCCAGAGATAGAAGCCCCAGACGGAATGGTAACCGTTCCCGTAAAGGTCGGACTAGCCAGGGGTGCTTTGCCGCTTAAAGCCGTGTTGAGGTCAGTCTGTGACGAGAGCGTTCCCGTGATGGCACCCCAAGCCACCGAGGTCGCAGGGGTAACGCCGCCGACATTAACGACCCATGACGAATAGGTACCAGACCCCGTGTGATTGTTAATGTCCACGGTCAACACGCCCGTACCACTATTATAAGTCAACACCTCGCCATGCATATGGTTTAAGGAGTCGTACGAAATCGTGATGTTCTGGGTAGGCGTGTACGACAAGCCCGTTCCAATCGTAAAAGTCTTGTTCCCGTTGCTTACGGTGTTGCTCGTAGTCGATGAAGTCAGATAACGATCTCCAATGACAGGAGTTTCCCAAGACAGGGCATAATCCGTACCGCTGGTCTTGGTAAGGACTTGGCCAGTCGATCCACCTACAAGGACAGCCGCCGCAATAGGGGCGTAGGTAGCCGCCGCCGTAGCCGATGAAATGCCAGCCGTTGTCTGGGTCGAAAGGTCTGGGAATACGATACCAACATTATTCAGCGTCAAACCAGCACCTAGCGTGTCGGTAAGAGAGATGTCAGCGGCGGTGATGTTGGTTACGAAAGACCCATCATTAAGTAGGTACTGACCAGATGTGAGTGAAGTATGTGTACCGACATCTAATTGGTAAAACTTTGGGGAGTAAGCCCAAGCCCCATCTTTACGAACATACCCGTATCCGTCAGAAGGGGCATCCGTGATGTAACCTTGACTGGTTACAAACGATTCCGTGGCGTAGCCAGTAAGGTCAGCCGATGTAAGGTAGTTCTGCGAGGTGACCCAAGATTCGGTGGCGTAGCCCGACAAGGCTGATACGGTGATATACCCCGCAGGGTTGGTAAGGGGGTAGTAAGTAGCCGCCGCCGTAGCCGAGGTAAGGTAGGGAGTAAGGGCAGAGATGGTAATGTACCCCTGCGAGGTTACGAAGGACTGGGTAGCATAGGACGACAGGTCGATGCTGATGGTCTGGGTGCCAGAGTTGTAGGCTAGAGGTGCCGTGGCAAAGGCCACGCCGCTGTCGCCCGTGTCCCCCTTCTGGCCTTGAATCCCTTGGATGCCCTGGATTCCTTGGATTCCTTGGATTCCTTGATCTCCACGGGGAATGGTGAAATCTAGGATGGCGGCGTAAGGCGTGCCAGCGTTGACCACAAGGGCGTTGGAGCCTGGTGCCCCAGTCGTGGTACTGCCAACCGTCACGGTAGCCGAGATGGACGGCAAGGACGGGTTAATGACAACTACCGCTGGGACTACTGGATTTACGGCGATGTTTGCCGCTTCGCAGATCGTAAGGGTGATAGCCATTAGGTATAGATGTTCTTGGTTACATTGTTAAGGATAACCACATTTACCGTCTCCGAATAGATGGCGATCCCATTAGACACAAACAACATATCCATAAACCCCATGCCCCAATGCCAATCATCGGTATTGGCGTAAAACATCGAAAACTCGGTTGGGCTGTCTTTGGTTACCACCAAGGGGTAATCGTTAAAACGGGAGTCACGAACTGTGCAATAAAGGTCGATGCCGTCCAAGTTGGCTGGGGCGGCAGGGCTGGACTGGGTATAAACCCCAGAAATCGTTAGGGTCGAACCCTTGGTAAAACTGAAGGTAGGAGTAGCCATAGGGCTTTGGAATTAGCCCAATGTCAACCTACCTCAAAGTCACCAGGAACGACCGAGATGTAGTTCCACCTGTTGGGTGCAAATACAATAAAGCCTATGGTAATCCTAAAGTCCCCACCTCCCAAGTCCTCGTACTTGTATGAGGTATAGGACGGCCCTGGGGGGGTAGAAGCCCAAGGGGTAATATACTGATTGGGTGGAAAAAAGTTAGGGTCGGTAGGGCTAGGGATGTAGTTAGCCGCCGTTAGGTTGTAGGTGTAGTTAAGGTAGGAATAGGTGGTGGTGGTATCCCACACCCCCCCGATATATGTAGTTACATCGGTCTGAAGTTCAGCCCTCATTTCTACCGCAAGACCTACCCACGGGGCATTGGCATAGTCACCCTCTAAAACGGTGATTTCAAAGCGTGGCGTATCAACCGTTTCGTAATCAGTTGGACTTGTATATGTGGTGACAGAATCCGTGTATGAGTTATAAACCGTAGCCGACCCACCAAGCATGAAACCTAATTGAGTTGGGCAATCTGCCTTTAGGTTGGTAAAAACAGGGTCAACGATTCCTGCGTTATTAGTTCCGTCTCCGTTATATTGGTTTGTTTCTCCAATATAAAAAGGAGTCCTACGCCACGGCTTGGTAATCTCGATCATACACGGTAGTAATAATACGATGCCGTGTTGGGGGCGGAATACTTGTGACGCTCGGCGGTAAGGCTACCAGAGACAAGTTGATTAAGGCCAAAGGAGATGGTACCGCCCGTCCCAGAAGTAGCCGTTAGTACGGACAAGGCGATGTAACCTTCGGTGTCCGTGTCGGTAGTAGGGTAAGCAATCACCACAATCTCCGAATTAATTAACGGGAAGAAGGCTGGGGCTGGGTCTGCCTTGCACTTGATGGCCACTACATATGTTCCAGCGGATAAGGGGGCCGTGAGGGGAGTATAGACGCCCGTCATAATAGTCCCGTTGATAAGTGGGATGACGCTATTGACCGACCCTGCTGATACACGCACTACGGTTATTCCATCTACTGAATCAAGAAATACCGTGAACGGTGGATAAGACTGAACGCTTACAACTTCCTGTGAACTACTGTATGCAACGCCATTATTGGATGACCTAAAATCAATGCCCTGGGACATCATAGTGGACGCCCTGTCCACAGCGATGGCCATGCGGTTCATGGCTCCAGCCGAGATAGGTTGTCCCGTACCAAACGAACCGTAGGTAGATGAATTAAATCCTCCGATTGAGCGTGGCATTATCCTAAAGAACTGTCGATATAGACATCCTTATCCCAGCCGCCAAGACCAGAAAGCATGAGGTCAGCGGTCACCTTCCAGAGTGCCCCAAAACGCTCGACTGACGCATTGGTAACAAGGAAAGATTTATGGATTTTTTCAGTCCAAGGATCGGTGTAATTAAAGGTACCAGCATATGGGCTAGAACTATACGCAAAAGCCTTGTATGCTTCTGGCAAGTAATAAGCACCACCGTTTGTGACAAACCCAACAATGGAGGCACGATCTAATGCTTGTTCTTCTTCCGTGAAGTAAATAAGCACACGAAGCGTCATCTGCGGCTTGTAATAGGATTTGATTCCAGCCTTCAGATTTGGGGTTTCATCGGTTGGGTCTTGATTGGGCAAGAAACCGATGAACTGACAGTTATTGATAAGGCCACCCCCAGCCACCTTTGGAGTCCACGCCGCACGATTTGGGTTGGTGGTAAGGTTGCTGTCAAAACCACCAAGGGCAGGCGGGTGTCCAGCAAGTGGTGGTACATCGCCCCAGTTTAGGGCATTTATAGTAATAAAGTTTGGGTGGGCTTGGATGCTCTCTGCCGCCGCCGCACCAGTCATCATAATCTGTGGGTCGCTGTAACCACGGCCATTATAATCAGTTCCAGACTCGCCACCACCATTGGTAGCAAGTCCGCAGTATTCTGCCACGATGCTTACGACCTGTCCCTTTTCCTCGGTCATCGTTGCCTTAAACAACTTGAGTTGCGAGTAATCGTCAGAAGGGTGGGAACGGCCACGATGGAACCAGTTGGGAAACTGTGCGGTGTAAATCTTCGCCCACTTAAACTTGACGGTGGACTGAAGCATACCAAAGCCGTCCGAGTCCACAGACCATCCTGGCTGAACTACTGGTGATTCCAGATCGTTCCCGTATTTGATAGAAGTGTCGATTGGCATAGATTAGTATCCGAGTGCGGTGTTGCGGTAGATTTGGATTTCCTCTTTTGGGGTAGCCAACTGGGGAGTGGTATTTTCCGCAGTCTGTTCCGTGGCTGTTGCGATGCGTTCCAAGGGAGTAAAGGCTATGGCTGAAACGATGTCGCCGCCGCCCATCTGCTGGAGCGATGATGCACCTTGGGCTTCGGACAGGCCAAGCGGAGAGAGTTTCTTGCCATCGGCACCGCCTTGAAGTTCTTTGATTCTGTCCAAAAAGATTTTCTTTTCATCAGCATCCATAGAATACCTCCAGGCCAAATCATCGTAATATGCTTCATCTTCCTCTTTTGTATGACCACTTGAGCGATTTTTGTATGTGGCTTCGGCGGCATCCTTTAACATTTGTCCACGATCAACAAACCATCCTTTAAAGTTGTACCAAACGCTGTTCGCAAAATTATCAATAGCATCAGCAAGTCCTTCCCCCAGGTTGTGCATAGTCCCCACAATGTCGATAAATGCCGATTCAAGAATGGCACCAACCCGTGTCATCATATCTGCAAAACGAGCCGAACCACGGGCATTTTCTTCTTCGGCTGTTGCAACATTACCCAACTGTTTCTTTAGTTCTCCAGAACCCTGCTTGACCAAGGGAAGCATCTGCTCGAAAGACGAGCCGAATAACTGCGTGCCATAGTGCATCAAGGTGGCGTTATCTGTACCAGCCTTATGTGCATCGGCAAGTGCGTAAAGTGCATCTTCGTATCTTAAACTTTCCTTACCAATGTCCTTTAGTCCAAAGCCCAACTTTGTAAGTGCAGAATTGGCCTCGGAACCCTTGATCTTGGCTTCGCCCATCTTCTTGTTGAACTCGGCCATCGAGTGCGAAAGCGTGGACAGGCTCATGCCAGAGTTCTGTGCCACTACATTCCATTTTTGGAGTTGCTCGGTCGGCATACCAGTAGCCACGGACATATTGCGAAGTTCACGGGCCTTCTCCGCATACTTCAACATGAAGTCAAAGATAGGCGTAATTGCCGACATTAACATCTGGCCGATACCGTACGCACGACCAAGGATGGACGCAAAGGAAGTGGATTGCGTGGACGCCTTACTGCCTTGCTTGGATACATCCTGCAAACCCTTTTCCAACTGGGTGGTATCTGCACCGACTGTGACTACGATTTCAGAGGCCATTAGTTTCTAGGAGTTGCTTCTTTAAAGCGGTTGATGATGCTGTCGAACTTATCGAGCATATCTTCGTCATCGGTCGATAGGACATCAATCTTGGAACCGTTGTATATGGCGTGGGAAATGGACATCCATACGGCTTCACCTTCGGGCATTGTCCATGATTCTTCAAGCGTACAACCGTTCCGAACATTGTTTGCCACACAAGACAGCACCCACGGGATGTTCTCCTTATTCACGCCCTTCTCCTTTGACCACATTTTGGGGTAAGAGCAAGACTCTGTGATAACACCAATAATGCGTCCAACTTCACGGGCCAACTTATTTCTATTGGAGTTAAGCACGATCATATGCCATTTCTCCATGAAGTTGATTGGTGCGTTGATGCCTTTCTTTTCGTAAGTTGATAGTATTCTTACGGCCTTGATTACATCGGTGGCTGTAAATCCACGCTTGCCGATGTCCAGGAAAGGGCTGTCGATGGCCATAAGCATCATGCGATGCCGTAGGCAGAAAGGAAGCAACCGCTTCCCGCAGACTTTTACATCCGAGGGAAGCGTGGTCGTGGCCTTGAGGTAACGAGCATCCATTCGTGGATGCCGCCTCTTTAGGCGATTTCCTGGTACTTGATACCTTTTACGGTGACCTTACGGTAGTCCTTGTTGGAACCTTTGTCGTCAATCGACTTGAGGATATATTGGACACCATCATAGGTAAACTGAACGCCGTTTGTAGGAATTGAGGCAGACTCTTTCAGAACGCCGTCAAGGGTAACTTCGTTGCGGCGGTCATCAAGGTGATCGGTAATCGTGCGGCCATCTTCGTCTGCGACTTCAACATCAAGTGCGAATGACTGGGAAATGTCATCAGACTGGACGACCATATAGGTGATGGAAGTCTTGTCACGAAGCCCGTAAAAAAGGGCTACACCGTATTCGATAGCGATTGCCATAGTTGTTCTTTGGAATTAGCGAGGTGTCAAGGGGCGGGGGGTAGCATAACAAATACGGTGTATTCAATCAAATTGCCGTACTTACGCTGGTGCATACCCTCCTCGTCCTGGTTAACCCAAAGGTCGTACAGGATGCCATCCGTAGATAGCGTCCAAAGAGCCTTTAAAGCAGAGGTGTCCGACATAAGGTTTTGGACGCTTTGGACACGGGTGCGGTGCTGATCGAGGGTTTCGTCATCGGCGGACGAATAGACCCCGATTTCAAGGGTTACGGTGTAATTACCAAATGGATGGCTACCAAGGGCATCAACGGCCTTGGATGCCTTGGCGTAGGCCGTAACCAAAGGGATAACCTTAATTTCTGGAGTAATGCCCTTGTGGACGGCAACGCCCGTAAGGTTGGCCGTAAGGTAGGCGGAAACCTTTTCCTCTACGATTGTACGGGCGGAATAGAATGGGATGCTCATGGTTAAACTTGGGTAAGGGTAAAGCCTTTTTGTAATTTCTGGGTAATCTGAAGAAGCGTGCCGTGGTTCTTGGAACCCTTTAGGGCGTGGAGCATCTTCTCCCGCATGGCGAAGCCACGGTGGTTCCAAGCCTTTTGGAACAGGTGCCAGCCTTGTGAATGGTCACGGGCGATGGCGTTGCCGATCTTCACCTTGGGTTTTGTGCCAGTAAGTTGTGGTTGGCAAATAGCGTTGGATGAGCCTTGTCCAGAAACCCATTGAGCCGTAGGCATGAAGCCAAGTTTAAGGCCAGCGTGATACCAGCCAGCCTTCAGTTTACCTACACGCTTTTGAACCTTTTTGATGTAATCTTCGACTAAATTGAAGTTGGCTGTAAAGTTTGTAGGTTTCCTGTTTTTGTTTACAAAATAATTTGGTTTCCCACGAATATGCTCATGAACCGATTGAATACTTCCTGGCGTATCATAATCGGAAACTTTTGCAAAACCAGACATTTGGTTCTGTTGTGCGTGTCTTTGCTTAAAGTTATCAAAGTCAGCCTGGGTTACCACCATGCCGTTTAAGTGGAAAACACGGAAAATCCATGAAGGCTCATGAGGGGGGGGCAACTTTTCTTTAAGTCTAATCCATTTATCAAAGATTCCAAGGTCGCCACGGCTGGCCACTAGAGCGTAGGGAGCCTGGGCAAGCGGGGCGAAAATCCTGCGGACATCACGGCTTACGGCGGCACGACCCTTATCACGGGCTTTATTGCCGAATCCGCCTTCGCCGCCCTTGCTGATAGTGGGTGCAGAACCAGAAAACGGTGGGGTGAAGTCGCAAGCGTCACGGGCAAGCAAGCGTGCCTCGTTTTTGACCACATCGGCCATAGTCTTACGCATTACTTGGCAATAGAGTGCCACATGGGTATGATACAGGTCGGTGTTCATGTGAACATTCCGAGCCGTACTGATTTGAATAGCCATTACTGAACCAGCGTCTGCACCTTGCAGATCACCCAAGCCGAAGGGGGTCGGTCGGTGACCGTCATGATGCGATACTGCTCTCCGTTGAAGGCGATGATGTTACCAAAGGCTACAAGGCCAGGATGGGCGGCGGCTTGAACCCGCAGGATTTTGACATCGTACGAGGTTGAGGAGGTGAAACCACCCGTTTCCAAGTCCTGCATCACGGCAGGCTGGCTCATTAGGGCATTAAAGGCCACGGGCGTACCTCCTGGGACGCTTTTGACGGTTACCGCCTTGGGAATCTCCCCAAGGATTTCAAGGGCGTCTGCGGCCCATTCTGAAGGTAAGTCAGCCATCTGTAATTAGCGGACTGTCAACAAAAGGAGAAGCCCACCCCCGTGGGGATGGGCCTCTCGGCATTTTCGCTGGTGGAGGCTGTTAACGGCCTCCTAAATCCCCACCTATTAGGTGAAGATGATACGCTGGAGAGCCGCAGGGTTACCGACAGCCGTACCCTGGAGCCAGACGGCCTGCATATTGTGCGTGCCCATCTGCCAGTTGTAGAAGTAACGGAGAGCGAAGGTAAAGCCGCTTTCTGGGTCGGTCACATTCATCTGTTCGCCACCGCCCGTGGTCGGGCTGGCAGGAACACGGGTGACGATGACCAAGCCTTCCTTGCAGGAAGCGATACCGTTCAGACCTTCCGAGGAAGGGGTGCCTAGGCCGCTGAAACCATTGAACTCGCTGACGCCGAAGCCGTGGAGTTTCTTGTCGATGGCGTTGTTCTGGATAACATCCGAAACACCGTACGAGAAGGTCTGGGCAACGGAAGGGTCTTGGACGAGTTGACCGAGAGCATCGGGCGACAGGAGAAGGTGACGATCGTTGTGAGGCAAGTTAGCCTTCGTGAGCGAGGTAGCGGCGGCGGCAACCGAAGTACGAGCAAACGAACCGATAGCACCGTTGTAAGCCTTGGTAGCAAAAGC